AGATAGAATTTAATAGAGTGTCTTAGGAGTTTTTAACTTTCTTACTAAGGGTTTTATCCTAGGGCACTCTAAAAATTATATCATAGTTTTAATTAAGAAGAAAATAATAATATAAGGGAAGGAATATGAAAAAGTATTTTGATTTTACAAGACGAGCAACACGTTCAGAATTTTGGGGAGTGTTTGTTGCTAACATCGTACTAAGCATGGTTTTATTTGGATTAATGGCGAACGCACCAGGACTAGTACTATTATGGATGCTAGGATATCTAGCGTTGGTAGTTGCTGTGCTTGCTACAACAGTGTCAAGAATACGTGACACAGGAAACAATGTTCTTTGGATACTAGTATGTCTGATTCCGTATATAGGTTTCGTTGCGTGGATAGTATTTGGATGTTTAGAAAGTAAGAAATAAAGTGGCAAATACCTATACCTTTGAACGTAGAGTAATTTATTGGGAAAACACCTGGGTAGATGCAGACAACCTAGATGACGCCTGGAAAAAATTACAAAGCGGTGATGCCGATGATTGTTCGTTGGGAGAGTATGACGACTACTATGATGTCGATTTTACTCTTGTAGAGGAATCAAATGGCCCTGATGTTGACCCGTTAGTAAAGATGGTACTAGATTATGAAAATAATAGACAACTAGAATTATTTGATGAACTTTTGTTAAAGAAATAAAACTATGAAAACAATATTCTTAGACATGGATGGCGTTGTAGCAGACTTTAATGCTTCTGCAGAACCGTTGGTTGGATATTCAACAGAGCAAGGTAAACGTTATCCACCTGAAGATTGGGATAAAATAAAAGTTAAACCAAGGCTGTACAGAGACATTCCTGTGATAGACGGATCAGAGTTTTTTGTAGAGCGTGTTAAACAGTTAGCCAACGAACACGAACTGTCAGTTAAATTTTTATCAGCAGTGCCTAGACAAAATGATATAGGTTGGGTGTTTTGGGATAAAATAGAATGGTGTAAAACTTATTTCCCAGGCATACCAGTTTGGTTTGGACCTTATAGTCGCGACAAACATGTTCACTGTACAGATGCAGATGTGCTGATAGATGATAGGGAAGACAATATACAAGACTGGACTAGAGTAGGTGGTGCAGGTATACTGCATACAGACTTTATAACATCATTGACTGAACTTGAACATTTATTAAAAAATAATGGTTGACTTTTAGATCAATTGGTGCTATAATGTATTTGTAAGTTAGACAAGTGACTTATAATTTATAGGAGACAGACACAATGACAGGTTTTATTAAAATTAAAAAAGGTTCATACAGGAACCAAGATATCAAAAACAAGACTTTCCCATTAATCAAACAATTTCAACTTGGTAGTAATGGTGGATTTGTTACTGTGGACGGCACTGGAATGTTCGGCAAAGATAAGATACGAGTTTCAGTAGCTAGTCCCAAAGATTATCAAATAGTAGAAGACAACGACTATGTTGATCCTACTGTCAGCAGTGAAACAGATGAAGAAATAATTGAACGCATTGCTCAACGGTTTAACATCTTAGATGATATGACCAAAGCAGTTTTAAACGGTGATATACGTGCTATGATTGTAGCAGGCCCTCCAGGTGTTGGCAAGAGTTACGGTATTGAACGCCAACTTGAACGTGCTAATCTATTTGATCAAATGCGTGGGAGTGCTGTTAAATCGGAAATGATTAAAGGTACAGCATCCGCATTAGGCCTATATAAATCACTTTACAAATACAGTGATGCTAATTCAGTTGTAGTGTTTGATGACTGTGATTCGATCTTGTTAGATGAAGTTTGTTTGAATCTGTTAAAAGGTGCATTAGACTCAGGCAAGAAACGTAAAATATCGTGGTTAGCTGAAAGCCATAGTCTGAGACGAGAAGGTGTGCCAGACAGTTTTGATTTCAAAGGCGGTGTTATCTTTATTACTAATCTAAAGTTTGATCAAATGAAAAGCCAAAAGACACGAGACCATTTGGATGCTATCCAATCAAGATGTCACTACTTAGATCTTACACTAGACACTATGCGTGATAAACTATTGCGTATAGAACAGATTGCTAGGACCGGTGAGTTGTTTGGTAACTATGACTTTAACGGCCACGAGCAAGCAGAAATAATTGATTTTATGGGACAAAATAAAAACAAGTTAAGAGAAATGAGCCTGCGTATGGCGATTAAAATTGCCGACCTACGTAAAAGTTTTTCGGATAAGTGGAAGGCCATGGCAGAAGTAACTTGCATGAAATCTAGATAGTTTAGTTTTCTACCGTAAGGTAGAAAAACACTACACCCCCCATTTGTCTGGCTCCTGGTGTAGTGTTCGAAACCCAAGGACTTGTCATCTTTGGGTTTCACCTTTTGTGTTGCATCATCATTAAAAATGCTATATACTAATACTATGCAGACCTTTCCTTACATTGAAGATTATTTGGAACTACTTGGCGGCTACAGCAGTAGTCAATCGATTCAGATTAAATTAGCTCGATATGATAATAATATTGTAGGTAATATGGCAGTCAATACAGCCTTTGGACAAAGTCTCACTGACCGGCAAGCGGAACTAGCAGTCAAGTTAGTTTTAAAATATCGTAAGCAGTTTGCTAAAAATAATATTGATGTTACACCAGCAGAAAATCCTCAATATAGATTGGCATTAAGGAAAGTAGACAGGACAAACACACTCACAGTGGTTGACGGGATGATTAATGTACGTTTTCCTTACGATCGATCCTGGATCGATCAATTACATGACCAACGAATGATTAGTTGTGGAAGAATGGAGTTTGATAGAAAAGGCAAAGTTTGGAAAATTGCCATAACTGAACCCAACGTTAAATGGATTTTTAATTGGGCTAGTAGCAAGAGTTTTATAATCGACGACAAGCTGATAGAACTACGAAAAGAAATCCTCTTAGAGGAAAACAGCGACTATGATATCAAGTTAGTTAGCCAAGGCACTCGGTACACGATATCAAACGCACCTAGCAGTTTAATAACATATGTTCAAAAACATTGTGGTGGTTTTTCTCAAAGTAATATTATTAATTTATTAGATTCTGCAGGAAGATTGGGCTATAGCGTTGATGAGACTGTGTGGCAACAGCAGTTAGATATAAGATCAGACATGAGATCAGCATTAGAATACATTGGAGGTAAGCAGAGATGTTATGTCAACCCAGACAGTACCATGTTTAATTGGATTTTAGATTATGCTAAACTCACTGACAGATATCCTATATGTATATATGACCCAACAGATGACCTTCGCATAAGAGAAAAGATCATTGAGATTTTCAATAAAAAAGAAATTGTTCTTTTTGATAAATTAGGGAAAACTAGTACTAGACATTACACCCCAGAGAGTGTTAAAATAATGTATGCTGTAAAAATTCCCACTACTTGGAATTTTAGAGTGCCTTTGTTAGTATCTACTGCGGAAATGATGTATGGTGGCAAACGTATGGATCTAATACAACGAGCAGAGAAAGTAATTTACTACTGCAATAAAATGAGAGATGTTGAATAAATGGTAACTGCCACACTCGTAATCAAAGACGAAGTCAATGTCAAGATAGAAGGACTTGACTTACATGAGCGTAAAGAACTTACTAACAAGTTCAAATATGAAGTTCCTGGTGCACGATATATGCCAGCAGTCCGCTTAGGCAGATGGGATGGTAAAGTAGGGTTCTTTCAGTTAGGGGGCTCAACTTTTATTAATCTGTTACCTGAAATTATTCCTTATCTGGAAGGGCAAGGATATGATCTTAACATTGAAGATTTCAGAGAATATCAGACACAATTTGAATTTGGTCATGTAACAGAACAAACTTTTAGTCATATTAATTGGCCAGACAAGCACCCAATGGCAGGACAGCCAATTGTACTACGTGATTATCAAATTGAAATCATAAACAAGTTCTTAGAGAATCCACAAAGCCTGCAAGAAATAGCAACAGGTGCTGGTAAAACTTTGATTACAGCCGCATTGAGTTACAGTTGCGAACAGCACGGACGTACAGTTGTTATAGTACCAAACAAAAGTTTGGTTACACAAACAGAAGCAGACTACATCAACATGGGATTAGACGTTGGTGTATACTTTGGTGATCGTAAAGAGTTTGGAAAGACACATACTATATGCACATGGCAAAGCCTAAACATCCTGCTTAAAGGTAGCCGCAATCATGAAGTAGACATTACCATAACTGAGTTTCTTGAAGACGTAGTTTGTGTCATGGTTGACGAAGTACATATGGCCAAAGCAGATGCATTAAAAACTCTACTTACTGGTGTAATGGCACATATTCCTATACGTTGGGGACTTACTGGCACTATACCCAAAGAAGAATTTGAATTTATGAGTTTGAGATGCAGTCTAGGCGATGTACTAGGAAGGTTAAGTGCAAGCGAGTTACAGGATCAAGGAGTACTTGCTAATTGCCATGTGAATGTGTTACAATTAATAGATCATGTTGAGTACAAGGACTATCAGAACGAGTTGAAATATCTATTAGAGACAGAAGGTAGGCTTGACTATATAAGTACTCTGGTAAGCAACATTATCGAATCAGGCAACACGTTAATCCTAGTAGATAGAATAGCACCAGGGCAAGAACTTGCTCGGCGTATACCGGGCAGTGTGTTCGTGTCAGGTGCCACTAAAGCGAAAGATAGAAAAGACGAATACGATCTAGTAGCTACCGAAGATGCTAAAGTTATTATTGCCACATACGGAGTAGCCGCAGTCGGTATTAACATACCACGTATCTTTAATTTGATATTAGTAGAACCTGGCAAATCATTTGTTAGAGTTATACAAAGTATCGGGCGTGGAATACGTAAAGCAGAAGACAAGGACTTTGTTCAGATATGGGACATAACATCAACATGCAAGTTTGCTAAAAGACATCTAACAAAACGCAAACAATTTTATAATGAAGCAAACTACCCTTTCATGGTAGAAAAAGTGGAGTGGCAATGAGAATTCTTACATTAGAGAACCAAGCGTTTGAAATGAACGAAATACCAGATGAAGTAGAAGATTTACGATTTGGTATATTAGACAACAGTGATCCAAAGAATCCAGATTACTTTTTTATTCCGTTAATCTTTTTAGAGTCATTTAATGCACCAGCACTAGTTCTACGCATAGGAGACAACATAGTTAAAATGCCTGCAGATTGGCAAATACTGATAGGTGAAGCAGAGTTTGGCGATTTAGAAGTTATGCCGTTAACATCAATCAATGACAGAGGATTTTCTGCGTTTACATTCAACCAATTAAGTAGCTGGAAACCTAATTTTTTACCATTAGAAATAGTAGACATCTATCAGGATGTAAAATGGTATTTTCCTAAACTACGCCCAGGGCAATTGTTGAGTGTACCTATATCGGAAGGTGCTGAACCTCAATGTGCATATTTTGTTAAAGATATATCAAGACAAAGTGAGGTTATAGACTATGGCAAAATCTTCTAAACAAGAGTGGATATACGAAAGCCCAGACCACGGAACAACAGTTTATCGTCGACGGATTGGAGACCTGCACTATAAACGAGAGTTAGTTGATCAATCAGTAACCAACTACGTGAACGTTGAAGCAGAAGTAAGGTCCTCGACTATGTCAGAACTAAAATGGCGCGACATTCAAAAACAAGCAGAGGATCATCCAGCTTTACAAGCGGCCCTAGATCATGTTATAATGATATATACTTTAAGTAAAGAAGAAGATGACAACGATGAGGATTTACCATTTTGAACCCAAACCAATTTAAACAAAAGAAGAAACGCAGGGTTGACCCAGATAGACCAAGACCTAATCTATTCAGCCACGAGAAGAAACTGAAAGAAAATCAAGAAACTGTAGAAGGGTTAATGGCTATTATTGATGACCAACGTAGACAACTTGACCGTTTACAGAATAAACTAAACACATTAGAAAGTACAGTGAACATTATTGCATATAATGTTAGGAAACGATGAATTCAGATCCATTATACATAGGTAATGAAATGGCGGCATTTGATCGTAAGGATCGTGCCTACTATGACAAGTTTACTGATGAGCAAAAGAAGAAGTTTTCAACTTACCTAATGCTCAAGTATGGTGCTAACGTAGGCGGCAATGAAGACCTACAAGCATACTACTTACTGGCTACCAATGAACGAGTAAACAAACATTTCTTCGACATAAACAAGCACACAAAACTACAATGGCTGTGTTGTACAACAGTAAGTCCTAACATGGGCAAGCAGTATCACTATTGGCAAAAGGCCAAGAAAAAAGAGGGAGATAACAAAAGTCAGAAGTTTTTGGCTAAGGTATTTCCAAATATGAAATCTGATGAGATAGACCTATTAGCGAAAATCAATGATAAACGAGATCTTAGAGACCTGGCAAGAGAGCTCGGACACGATGACAAGTCAATCAAATCCGACTTATAAGTGTAAGTACTGCGGTAAATCATATCGTAGAGAAAGTACTCTCTTGGCTCACATGTGTGAAAGTAAAAGAAGAGTACAGCAGGAAAAAGAAGTTGGCGTACAGTTAGGCATGCAGGCCTATTTGCGTTTTTATGAAATGACGCAAGGTAGTGCTAAAATGAAAACATATGCAGACTTTGCTAAATCACCTTACTACTCGGCATTTGTTAAGTTTGGTCGGCACATGGTTGCTATACGTGCAGTCAATCCTAAGATGTTTATCGAATGGGTCATTAAAGAAAACAAGAAGTTAGATCATTGGACCAAAGATGTGATCTATCAAGAATTTTTATCAACTTATATACGTAAAGAAGCAGTTCAAGATGCACTAGAACGTGCTTTACACGAAATGCAGGAGTATGCAGATGAAACTGATGGACTCGCTGGACTTAGTGATTATTTTAGGTTCGGTTCCAGTAATCGCATTGTTCATCATATTGTCAATGGTCGTGTTAGCCCTTGGATTGTGTTTAATTGTGATAGTGGTGTTGAATTCCTTGGCACACTCAATGAAGAACAAATTGCTATGGTTATGTCAACGATAGACCCAGACTATTGGCAACGAAAATTTGTTGACTACATGGCAGACACTGAATGGACTAAATCAATATTAAAGGATGCAGGACTATGAAATTTCGCTCAGACATTGACATAGACTTTGCAGACAGAGAACAAGCACTAGCATTACTAAACGTTACTAGTGCTAGTATCTTGCGTAACAACGAGCTAGTCAAACACAATACAGGCGTTTATGCTACAGATGTTCCAACTAACCCATTTTCAGGACATGCAAGTTTAGATCATAAAGTTGCTGAAGATAGAGGTTATATGAAACTTGATCTATTGAATGTTAATTTATACAAACAGGTCAAAAGTGAACAACATCTAGTAGAGCTAATGCGTGAGCCTGATTGGTCTAAACTGTATGATCCTAAGATATGCGAGCAGTTGATACATGTTAATAATCACTATGACACCATGTTAAAGATGCCTGAACCAATTGATTCAATTCCAAGGTTGGCCATGTTCTTGAGTGTGATACG